GCCACCTTATTGACGTCGCTATACTTGTCGGGGGTTTCGTTATACTGCCGCCGGTTAAAATCGGCGATCTTGCTAACGTCCTGCACTGTCTCAACGACATACTCCCCGTTGCCTTTGACGTGCCAATATTTCGTGATGCCCTGCTCGGCGTCGTGACTGAATAGTCGCTTGGTCATCATGTCCTCCAAAAGAGTAGGGGCGACCGTAGCCGCCCCGACAATATTATGAAGTTGTAAGGTCGAACACGCCTGCGTGTGCGTCCTCTGCGCCTACCTCTAGGCCCGCTTCGACAAGCAACATCGCTTTAGACGCGTCGCCTGTTTTCGCAAGATCCACTTTCTGGATCGGACGTAGGTAGCAAACTGACGCATATTCTGGGTCAAGTAGCCACGCGTCACGTTCACGCTGGAACCTATTAGGGACCACTGAGAGGGCCCCAAAATCGGACAAGTATACGTCAGCAGCGCCAATTATCGTGGTTGGTGCGTCTGATGGCGCTTGGTAACGCTGTGCCGCGATACCTGCAAAACTAGATACTTGTGTTTTGTTGAACGGACCAACCATAAGGATTGATGGCTGACCACCCGCTGTGTACGCCGCCTGCATTGCTGATTTTAGCATTGCCTCAGTGAAGTCAGCTTGTGTGCCGTCTGTACGCGCGTCAGAGCCGTCACCAGTTGGTGATGCGCCGCCTGAACCTAGAACGTCGTTTGTCGCGATCCACGCACCTAGGCCCGCTGTTTCGCGCGCTGTAGATGAGTTCCCGGAAACGGCTGCGTTATTCGCCGTGAGAACTGATTCTAGGTCTCTTTTTAGCTCTCGACCGCGCTTAGCAATTTGCATTGCCATCTCGTCATTGCGGCCCGCAAGGTCTTGTGAACCTAGGTTGTCCGCGACGATGACTGAGCGACGTAGGATCTGTGTGTAGTTGCCTACGCGTGTAGTCGCTGATGTTGAATCAAACGCTGATACGTCGTCCCCATCAATGCGCGCTGTTGTGTCAACAGCCGCCAAAGAATCGTGCTGCCACTCGAAATAAGTGTTGCTTACGTTCTTTGAACCGATGTTGCTTTGCAGCGGGACATCCTCGGGTGAGATCATGTTGATCACGTCTGAAAGCTCTTCGCGAATGCCTTTCGCGTCAAAGCTAGTGAATGTATTTGCTACGATAGCCATAATGGCCTCCTATAGAAGATTTTTAATTGCAGCCGCGGCATCACTGACGCGACCAGACTGTGCGCGCTGTAGCGCTTGGATACGGGCGCCTTTCGGCTTTGGCTGCGATCCGCGCGACCCTGCTTTTAACGTCTTGGATTTCGGTTTCGGCTTAGCTTTCGCCTGCGTCGCCCGGGTTTGTCCTTGATCGTATAGCATGGCCTTGCGTGCCAGCTTTACGAGCGTTGCGTTTGCTAGCCCGGATATGTCTTCGGCGGAGAAACCCTCTTGCAGGAGGAAATTTCTAAGTTCGCCTGTCTCCCGCTGACGCACCTTTGTGTCGCGCCACTCTGGGATGATATCCGGCAGGACCTCGCGTTGCTGTGCAATGTATTGCTCTTGGTATTGAGCCACCTGTTGCTGTTGCATCGCTTGCATCCGTTGCTGCTCGGCTTTCACAGCCTCGATCTGCTCTTTGCGTTGATCTTGCTGCGCGCGCCACTGGCGCTCTGCCTTTGCTGCCTGTTGGGGGTCCATGTCGTACAGAGTGTCCCAATCAGGTTCTTGCTCGCTTTGCTCTAACCGTTGCTGCAATGCAGGCAATAGTTGAGCATATTGTGCCCGCTCACTCGCAATCTCATGATATTCGGCTTCCATCAGCTTTCGCGCTTCCGCCAATTCCTGTGTCTTGCGTGTGTAATCTCTCTGCCTTAGATTTCCTCGTTTCAATTCTTCAACGGTAATCTCTTCGCCGTCTACCTCAACCGTCGCGGTCAGTAGGTCGAAAGATGCGTCGTCGTCTTGATCCTCGTAGTCCTCGGTTTCAAGTTGAACCTCCTCGTCACCTTGCGGCTCAGATTGTGGTTCATAGGCCTCTTCGACAAATTCCTCTGTCGCTTCGACCTCCGGCGCTTCAGGCTCAGTCGCGGTATCCTCTTGGGGCGCGAGTATGGCGCTGATTGCTTGTTGAGCGCTGTTCAGATCAGTCCCTCGCGGGTTGTTGTCTTCTGACATCTCATTAACTCCATATTATGCGGCTATTTCTCTCGTTTTTCAATAGTCGCGTTGTCCACCATTGCTCGGAGCGATTGGCGCACCGTCTCAACCCCCCGCAATGTCATGTAAATGGCCTCCCGGCCCTCTCTATCGTCTAGGGCAGTCGCCTCGAACTGCACCCAACAATCCCCTTTAATCTCATCTAAAAAACGGCTCAGGTCAGTGTCGTCCAGGAGGCGCTTAGCCTCCTGCCCGTCGTCTATGATTTGCTGCTTACTCTTCATCGTCTAGCGCGCCCTTTATGACCTCTGTCTGCGCCCGCAACATCTCGCGGTTCATCGCTAGCTGCGCGCGGACGTCCTCAACGTTCATCTGCGTGCCGTACTTAGCTTGCAGCTCCTCCGCCTTGACGAATAGCTCAGCGTCTAGCTCGTCACGCTTGCGGTCGTCTTCCATCATCATCTTTTCGCGTTCCAGCGTCAGCTCGGCTGCCTTTTTCTGGATGTCCGCTTGGATCTGTTGAATCTGAACCATGATCAACTGCTCATTTATGTCCGGCTTGTCTTCTTTGGGCGGGGCCTGATACTGCGTCGGGTCTGACCAGAATTGCGACGCGTCCTTGAACCCGGCTAGCTCCGTCATCGCTTTTAGCGTGTTCGATAGCTTGACCATGTCTGTCAACGGATTGACGGGACCCATTGTCGAGATTGCCTCCTTCTGCATGTCGCCGATCTGGCGTAGCAGCATCATCCGCTCAGTATCTGTGCCGCGGCCTAGGCCGACGTTGATTGAGACGTCCATGTTGGCGTTCCACACGCGCGGATCAATTGGCACAAATTCATTTGTCAGGCGAACCATGCGCGGCTGATCCTGGTGCGTCGTGATCAGGTTTAGCACGATCTTGTAGAGCTGCTTCATGCCTGTCTCTGCAAAGATGCGCGCAATCAGCTCAATGTGTTGCTGAGCGGCGCTCACAGTGGCGTTAACGGCCGCTGCGGTGGATGATTGCAATGCGCCGGCGTCTAGCCCCGCAGAGGCCTTTGAGATGCCTGTGCGGCTCTCCTTGACCTCGTCCATATACTTTAACACTGGGAACGCTTGCTGCCCGACAAACGGCATTGTCATGGGCTGCACCTGTCCGGCGGCTCTCTGGCGGATCACGCTGCCAACCTCAGTCGACAAAACATCCTCTAGGTTAACCATGCCTTCAACTACGGCGACGCGTGGGTGAATTGACATGGACAAGCTGTCTAGCGTGTTGCGCATGATCGACGATTTGATTTTCTGGATATCCATGACGGCGTCCGCCACTGACATGCCAAAAAAGTCGTGCGCCTCTGGATCGGGGCAGAACGACGCGAACGGCACAATCGAGCAGGGTTCGTTCATTAGGATTTCGTTGCCGTCACCCGCGGTGCAAATTTTGCGCAGCTCCGCAATGCCGTCTCCGTCGTAGTCCACTTTAATGTAGTTTTCGACGTATAATATCTTGCGCATCGCGGGATCGTCGCGCTCGTTCATCTCGTTGATCAGGGACGGGTTGCGCGTGTGGCGTTCGACGTTGGTGTTCATGTCGTCGTGCGCTGACGCTAGGCCCTGCACCTCGTCGGCGTCGTATCCCATCGCAACCAGCTCAGACACGGTCACAATGCGGCGGTGCGCCACATAATCCGACGTCGTGATGTCCTTCGCCTCACGCGAAATCAGGAACTCTTCCGGGGGCACCGCCTCTAGCTTCACACGGCCATCAGGGTATGTATAGCTAACGCGCACGGAGTGCATCATGGGCGCGGGCAGGATTTCCCCGGTCATAGGGTCAAAGTCGGGATCGCCGATAGGCTCAGACGCCACGATTGATATTTCGGCGTCAGGATCCGCGTACAGCGCCGCCAGTGCGGCGTCATCGAGGCCGGTGAGGTCTGACGTCTCAATGCGCGTCTGGTCGTCCCAGTAACACTTCAAAATGCCAACCTTGCGGATCAGCGCGTCCTTGAACGCGGCGTGCATGTGCAGGAACCCGTTGTTGTCGCGGTTAATGATGTAATTTGCGTATTGCGTCGCCTGCTTAGCCGCGGCCACGTCTTCTGGCCCCTGGGGCGCGTATTCAACTGTATTCTCGGTGCTGTGGAAAATCCGCATCAGCGACGGCATGATCGCCTGCACGGTGTCGCGGACGTCCATGCTGACCACTTGGCTGCGGCCCTCTTCCTCGTTGCCGAACGGATCGCCTCGGTAATATTCTGTCGCGGTGGCGCGTAGTGGGGACACATAATTATCCGCGTAGTCGACGGCGTCCTCTAACTCCTTACCGACGATGCCTTGCAGCTCGTCATCGCTCATTGCGTCGGGGTTCATTTCGGCTTCTAGCTGCGCCGCCAATTCGGAAATTTCGTAGTCCATTATTTTTCCTTACTTGTTTGCGCGGACGCTAGACCGGCACCTGTTACACCTAGGAGGCCCGCAGTCGCTCCTGCGCCTTTAGCTATTGACCGACGTGGGCCACTATAGTCAACCCATGACGGCTTAGCTCCGCCGCCAAATTTACGCGCCTCAGTGATTATCAAATTACGCGCCTCTTCGCCAGAAATTTGGCCTTCGTCTTTCATACGCCAAATAGTGCGCGCGACGTTTACAAACGGACTGTTACCGCGCAGCGTTGGCGGGATCAGCGCACGCAATTGCTCCCATGTGATAGATTGCATTTGGCGTGGCAGCCAATCACCTTCAGCTTTTTCTGCTGCGCGTTTTGTGGCGTCAAAGTGCAAACCATAGGCTCCGCCAATTCCGCTATCCTTACCGCCAGTTGCCGACCAAGGCATCCCCGCTTGTGGTGCTGATTGACCTGAAAGGCCGTGGCCAACCTCTGGTGCGGATGATCCGTATGGCATCAATAGTCCGCCAGCAATTTGGTGCGTGTCCGCAGTGACGTCAAATGGGCTTTCAGGCGTTAAGATGTTATTAAAGAAATTACGCACTTTATGCTCAGATCCAAGCTCTTTTGATATTGAATCAAGTTTACCGTCGCCTTCCATTATGCGAATAGCTTTGGCAATGTTGCCAAAGTTTTGATGGACTAGCGTTGCAGGCGTGCCGTCTTTCTTTCGGACATAGTCTAAAATATCTCCTTCTGGGGACACTTCACGGAACGCATTGCCGAAATTTGCCTCGTCATACGCCCTTATCCACATTGCTTTCTTTAGGTCAGTGTCCATCTCGCCCCAAGGTGCGCCGCGAACTTCATCATAAACCTTTGATCGCGTCCATGCGGTTTGACCTGATTTATCGGCAGCCTTTGTCTGAGAGACAACATCCATCTCATCAGTCCATTGCGAATTTGGACTTAACTCGTCCATATGCTTCATCAAACGCTCGCCTAGCGCGACGTTTTGATACCAGTCTTTTTGAGGTGACAGAACAGCAAGAACACCGGCCGCTTTTTCTTTTGTAGAATTGAAACGCCCAGCCATCTCGTCAGCAATTCGGCTTGCGCCGTCGTACCACTTAGAACTGGATTCTGTTATTCCCGCTTCATCCGCCAAATCATACAAACTGATGATGTTGTCGCTCATATGCTCAATGATGTTTTCAGATGTCTCAACTGGATCCTCCGAAAGCAGGCCACGCATACCAGGGTATGTTTCGGTCATCATCTGCATGTTTTTCGCTGCGCTAGGATTGCGCAAAAACGCCTCGGTGTCAGATACAAGGCTGTCTGCAAACGGGTCCTCAGTTGCGCCTTTTCCGCTCGGCAGGCGCGTTGACACGCGCTGAAAATCGCTAGGCTGCAATGGTTTATCTGGGGACGGTGTCATGCCTGGGATCGGGTTGCTGTAGAGCGTTGGCATCTCGCCCGGCTGTGTTAAGCGATCTTTTACGACGTTGCCCGCATAATTTGCACCGGTGCTAAAACCTTGGAATGCTTCTTGCGCCGCTTGCGCCGCAGGCATACCGATTTTATTTGCGACCGCTAAAGGCGCTGCAATGCCAGCCGTCCCGGATAACCCCTTACCAATGCCGCCAACAACTTGCTCCGCAGACGCACCAGGCGTTAACGCTTCCTCAAACCCCATCACGGCGCCCTCATACGACGCCTGTGGTGTAAGGGATCCCGCAAAATTTGCCGCAGGGCGTAGATTTGGCGGGATGTAGTAGTTTAGCAATTTGTTTAGCTGCGCGCGGCGTTCCTCACCACGGCGGCGCGATATAAACTCTGACAGTGTCGACATCAGTCTAGCAATCCCTTTGGTCTAAGTTTTGGGCGTGGCGACGTTGTTCCGGGGCGCAGTCTTGGTCGCGGAGATGACGGCGTCAGGCCGTACATGTCCAAACCAGAAAACTTTTTGCCGTAATCCGAAATTTTCGTGCCAAATTTGTCGGCGGGGTCATATTGACCGCCTGTCTCAAGAAACTCGCGCATCCCTAGGCGCCCACCTAGGTGCGCCATGCCCGTCAATGCCGCCGGGTCGATGTTTACGCCTGCGACGTTCTGGCCGATGTAGTAATCCAACCCGTTGTCCAAGACGTAATTCATAATATCGCTTTCGTGCCAATCCATGACCTCTTTTTGGAGGGCGGGATCGCGCAAAAACTCATCACGGGTAAACTTCTTTCCCGTTTCTTTCTTAAAATCTTTTAGGCGCGCGTCACTGAACTGGTAGAACCCCGCCATGCGACGGCCGTCCTCTAGCTCTAGCAGTGTGTTGCTGATGCCGCTGCTCTCGCTGTCGCGCATTGCCTTACGAAAATCGGTATCCATCACCACTTAACCTTATCTGCCCAGTATGCCGCGGACATTTTGCCTTTAGCTATGTTTTTCGCGTGACGCGCTTTAAAAGATTTTTTGCGTGCCTTTTCAGATGCCGTTTTAGGGTTTTTCCCAGCGCCAGACACGCCTTGCTGACCAAAACGTATGGTTTTGACCTTGTCGCCCTCTTTAGCCACGACGACGTGCGATTTTGTCGGGTGTTTCGGCGTTCGCTTTGGCTTGTTATAGCCAGATACGCCGACGCGAGATAGCCTAGCATCTTTTTTCTCCGCCATTATTGACCCATCTGCTCTTTGTACATGTTGTAGATGTTACGCATCGCCTCTGGGTTATCTATAACACCAGCATATATAGGATCCTGTCTCGCAGCCTCAACAAATGCGTCGTATTCTGGGTCAGACGTTTCTGGCGCAAGGCCAACTGCCGCTGGCATATCTGGTTCCATCAGATAGTCGTAATCTTCTAGGAGCGATGTTGTGGTCACAGGCCCCGATGGTAGCCCCATCATGTCGTCTGTCATACCTGCGACAGGCGCCGCGCCAGTGTAATAATTTGCAGCTTGCGCGGCGCGGATCGCTCTCGCGTTGGGCGCCTCAAACCGTTGCAGCGCAATATTAGGCGCAACCTGCGCCGGTGGCGGCGTGTAGCCCGTCGGACGCACGCGCATTGGCCCTTGAGGCGCTGACACTGTCCCCGGCTCTCGTGGGCCGCCTAAGAAACCTGTTATGTTGCTAAGGATGCCAAGCAATCCTGGCATGGGTAGCGGCTGATCAAAGGACATGGGGCCGACGGCGTAGGGGTTGGGGCTCGCGTCACCCTGTGGGCTAAATAGCAGCCGCTGCACGAACGAACGGTCATCCTGGGCTATTGCGGGTCGATATGTGCCGACGTCATACCCGCCTCTGGCGCCTGCTCGATTGAGATAGTCTGCCGACGGGCCACTTGGCGCGCTAGGGTCATAACTCTGCTGCGCCCTTAATCTTGCCACCATCGCGGCGTGATCGCTAGCACCAGCGCGTCTGGCCGCTCTTTCAGCCTGACTGCCCGCAATTGTACGCGCCGTCCGTGCGTCATAATCTGCGGTGCGCTCCTTCATGCCAAAGCCCATCGCTAGGTCGTCTAAAATGCCCATATTACGATTTCACCTTCTCTTCCCATCTGTAGCACTGGACCTCGATGATCTCGTGCTTAGGGTATTTGTATTGTAGGGTCGGGACCCCGTTCAGCATAAAATCCGACACGCACTCATCCTCCGTCTTAAACGCTGGGCCGCCTATCGCAAAACAATTTGCCTGGGCGCAGAGAAGAACAACCGCGGTGAACATTACATCACTTCTGCGCCTTTCCGTAGCACTTGCCGCCCGCGCGGCATTTCGAGATCGTCTTGCAGCCCTTGCACGGCTTAAATCCAGTTGTCGTTGTTACGGACATCACTTCTTACCCTTTGATTTTTTCTTCTTAGCCGTCTTGGCAGCCGCCTTGAACGCCTTAGCGCTCGGCGCGCCCTTACTTCCCGGCTTGCGCATCTTTTCGCCACTGCCCTTCGCAATACGCTTACGCTTAGCGTGAATATTCGCATATAAGCCCTTTTTCGGCATATCGGTAACCCTCTGCTCGTTATGCACATAATACATGAAAACAGGGCATAATAAACCCCGCGCCGTGGGAGATCAGCGCGGGGGAGCTGTTGGCTCTACGGCTTGTGGGAGGAGTAAGAGAAGCCGCTGCCAAGAATATGCCTGAAAATGGTGCTTGTGTCTATGTTAACAATCTATTAACATGACCGCATAAAAAGAGGAGAATGAACAATGACGCTACAACGCAGAAAGCTGACGCAGTCAGAGAAAAACGCAATTAAGTATGCGTGGAACAATAAGTGCGCATATTGCAGAAACGACGTTGCTGTTAACGAATATCAGATTGATCACATTGTGCCTAAGTGCGCGGGCGGGAGCTGCGATATTGAGAATCTTGCGCTGAGCTGCTTAAAATGTAATTCGCAAAAATCTGGGAACAGGCTGCCGCGAATGCACGAGGGGCTGCTACTCGCGACCGCAAGCAGAAAAGCCGAAAAAGTGCGCAACGCGATGAAGTCAACACAGGTATCAACTGGCAAACTTTTAAACGTGTTTCTATCTAGCATCGCAGACACTATAGACGGCTACGGATACGAGATTGAAAGTATCCAAGTGCCAATAAGAATAAACACAAGCGATGGCATTGAAGAAAAGCTCGTTACCGTGCCGCTTGGGGGCGAGGTTTACGAAAAAGCTAAGGCGTATGAAATGCGCTCATTTAACAACCGTGAAGACTATTTCTTCGTGATCAAGCAGATAATGTCGTCACATAACGGAACAGTTAAAAGAGCGCAGCTAAAAAAAGAAGCTGGCGCTCAAATTGGCGCGTCCGAACGCACCATAAACAAGTTTATCAAGCTAATGGTCGATGAGGGACTAATGTTCTACTGGAACAGGACCTGCTACCAGCACGACCCGTTCCAACGCTAAACAACCCCGCGTATTCCACGCTTCAACGGGCGGCTCCATGAGCCGCTCGACGCGCTTCCGTAGGCCATTGTCGTGTGATCGTTGGCCAACGCCAGGCAGACAGCATCAGCGCGGTCGGGCGACGCCACGCCGCGCTTTTTCATCGCCTCCTTCGATTCCACTTGCAGCTTGCCCGCGCTCGTAAAGTGATACCGGGGCGCCGCTAGCTCCGCATACAGCGCGTCATCGCGCGGCAGCTTAACGTCCATACCCTCCAGCCACGTCTTGCACTTAAACCACAGCTCAGCGCGCGTGTTCAGGTACGTCTCCTTTTGCGTGGCCCTCTCAGACACGTTCAATCCACGCGCGGGCAGCCCCAGCTCTCGCAGGCGGTCCAATACACCCGCCCCAAAGCCGTTGCTGTCCACGATGATCTCCAAGGGGCGCCTGGACGGCGGTGTCGCGTCCCACTCGGCCTTAACGGCGCCCGTGAGCTGCATCAGATCGAGATTTCGCCAGACAGTGAGCGGGTGGATCACGGGCCCCTGCCGCTTGCACAGCACGCTGCTGTCGTTGCCCTGTCGGGCGACGTCCAAGCCCCAAAAGCCGGTCGTCTCGTCGTGGATCTTGATGTCGTTGGCCATCGCGTGCTCGATCAGCGCCACGGGGATCACCGTGTCCTCCTCAGACGGGGGAAAGTTGCCCAGGACGCGCACATGGTACGCGGGGCTGTCCTCGCTGTAGCGCCGCTTCATGTCCTCGACGAAATCGTCGGACACGCGCTTACTGTCAACGCAGCTCACATGCATCGTGTGCCAGTCATCGCGCAGCCGATTGTGCGTGTCATAGAAGAACCCCGTGTTCCGCGTGGGGTTGCCCGTCAGCACCGTGGTCGCATTGTGGCCAGACATCGACCCAGAGGCGGCCTCGAATACGGCCGACGGGACGCCGCTGGCTTCGTCGGCAATGAGAAGGACGTTCTCGCTGTGAACACCGGCCAACGCCTCCGGCTGCTCGGCGCGGGACGTCCGGCACGAAATAAACGTGGCCTCCGGCTGGCTTTTCAACTCAATGCGGTCCGATTTAATCTCCAATAATTTGTCAAAGGGGGGCTTTAGCCGCTTGGCCACATTTTTCATCTCAGCGAAACAGGCGTCAAACAACTGGGACGACGTGGGGGCCGTGACAACCGTTTTCGACGGCACGCGCATCAGGACGTGCCAGATCGCAGCCATCGCGACCGCCGTGGATTTGCCGACGCCGTGGCCA